TCGTTGTCACCGACGAGACCGACCTCGACGCAATCGAGGCGATGACCAGCGAAGAGATGTCGATCGACTGGGGCAACGGCCGCCGGGTCGCCTACTCCGGCTGCTTCACGAACCTCGGCGCGCAGTCCGGCGCCGACTCCACGCGTGAGCTGACCGTCTTCGCCGAGCAGAAGACGCGCAGCTGATCGCAGCCGCTACAAGGGGGGACACTTGAGCGACACCGACAACACCGACGAACAGGACGAAGGGCTCGACACCTACGAGCCGATCGAACTGCGCCACCCGATCAAGTACAAGATCCGGAAGATGGAGCACTCGATCGACACGCTCGTCTTCAACCGGCGACTACAGCTCCGCGACCTGGAGAAGATCCAGCAGTTGGAGAAAGCCGGCGCCGTCGAGACGACGTTCCTCGTCGAACTCCTCCACCGGCTCTGCGGCCTGGATTCGAGCGTAGCACGCAAGCTAGACGCCTACGATCTCAAGGTCGTCTCGGAGCGTTTCGGGGGTTTTTTCGACGAATGGACCGGAGCCTCGGAGAGCGAGGAGGAGGAGGACTAACCGCCCTCCTGGTCCTGAAGCATGGCGTCTCGATGACCGAGGCGTGGGCGCTCGACGCCGACGGCGCCGCGTTCTGGTGTGAGTGGCTCGACGAGGTGGAGCGGCAGGAGGCCGCCGCCCGGAAGGGATAGCCGATGGCGCGCAAGAAGAAATTCACCGTCTCGGCGATCATCAAGGGCGTCGACAAGCTCTCCGGCCCCGTCCGGAAGGCCGCGCGGACGATGAAGCGCGTGCTCGGCCGGGCGCTGCGCGGCGTGAAGCGGATGGCGATGGCGGCCGGCGCCGCGCTAAAGGGGATGTTGGGGTCGCTCGGGCTCATCGGCGGCGCCGCCATCATCGGCGGGATCGCTGCGCTGGCGAACTCCTTTTCCAAGGCCGGCGACGACATCGCGAAGTTCGCGCGCCAGGTAGGGATCTCTGTAGAGGCGTTACAGGAGTATCAGTTCGCCGCAGACCGCTCCGGAGTGGACGGCGGCACGTTCCGCAAGTCTCTGGAAACCCTGAGCAAGCGACTCGGCGAGGCGCGCATCGGCACGGGCGCGCTCAATACGACCCTGAACAAACTCCCGAAGGCGTTCGGCGAGACGCTGAAGGCCGCGAAGTCAACAGACGAGGCGCTCGGGATCGCACTCGGAGCGATCGGCGCCATCGCAGACGAGAGCGACCGCGCCGCGCTCGCCACGTCGCTGTTCGGGCGTTCCGGCGCCCAGATGGCGCTCCTCGCCGCCGAGGGCGCCGACGGGATCGACAAGCTACGCCAGGAGGCGCGCGACCTCGGACTCGTCATGTCGACGAAGGCCGCGAAGGGCGCCGAAGAGTTCGTCGACCGGATGACGGACTTCAAGGCGGCCGTGTCCGGCGTGAAGATCGCGATCGGGACCGAGCTCCTCCCTGTGCTCCGGCCGATGCTCGTCGACTTCACGCGGTGGATCGTCGCCAATCGCGAGATCATCGGCCAGAAAGTGGGCGCCGCCGTTCGCGGGATCGTCGAGTGGGTCCAGAAGATCGACTTCGGCAAGATCGTCGAGGACGTGAAGAGTTTCTTCGGCGGCGTTTCGGACATCGTCGAAAAACTCGGAGGTGTCGGCCCGATCATCGAGGGAATTGCGGTGTTGTGGGCCGGTTCGATGCTCGGACCGATCGGCTCCATCGCTGCCGCCGTCTACCTCATCGTCAATAACTGGGACGCCGTGACGGCCGCCATCGACAAGGCGTCCGATGCGCTCCTCGACTACATCGGCATCGAGCGGCCCGAGGAGGCGATGACGGCCCGCGCGAAGCTCACGGGCGGCCAATTGAAGCGCGGCGGGACTAAGATCCTCCGCCGTCAGGTCGCCGAAGAGGAGTCGGTCCGCTTCGGCCTCCAGTCGACCGGCCGCCAGAAGATCGTCGGGTTGTCTGTCGCGCCCGGCATCGCCGGAGAGTACGCACGCGCGGCGCTCGGCCGCGGCCGGGCGTTCGAGAGGGGCCGCGGCGACCAGGACGTCTTCGCCCGCGCCGGCGCCGCCCGCGCCCTCGACGTGCTCCGCGGCGACCCGACGGCGATCGGCCGCGCCATCGCAGAGGGTATCCAGCGCGCCGGCGGACTCCGCGGCGAGGTCGTCGTCCGCGCTGAGCCCGGCACGTCGGCCCGGCCCGGCGCCGCCGCCGGTAACACGGGGCTAGACGTGACGACGGGTCCGCCCGCGGGCCGCCGCGCGTCCACCGTCGCCGGAGGTGGCTGATGCCGTGGCGAGAGAGAGCGCAGGCGGCCAGCTTCCGCGGGCTGCCGTTCTACATCGACGACGCCGATGGCACGTTCGGCCGCCGCGGGACCGACTTCGAGTTCCCGGACAGGGACACGCCGTACGCATCCGACACGGGGCGCAAGGCCCGCGTCTTCACGCTGACCGGAAAGCTCGTTGGCGAGAACCACGATCTCCAGGCCCGCGACCTCATCGCCGCCATGGAGCAGCACGGGCCCGGACGGTTCGTGCACCCGTGGCTCGGCGAGATGCAAGGGACGTGCAGGAGCGGCCGCGTCCGCCAGTCCATCCAGGAGGGCGGCGTCACCCGCCTCGAGTTCACGTTCACAGAGTCTGGAGAGGCCGAGTTCCCGGCCGCCGAGGTGCTCACGCTCGAGGCGATCGACGTCTCGGCAGCGACGGCAGACGACGACAGCGCGACCGCGCTCGAGAGCGCGTGGGCGGCAGCAGGGACGGCGTCGTTCGTTCTGTCGCGCGCCGAGCGGTCGATCGCGTTCCTGGGGCCGAAGATCGAGGCCGCGCTCGACAACCCGATCAGCAAGGGCGCCGAGAACATCGCCGACATCGTCGCCCTGACGACGCGCCTCGTCACCGACGCGCCGGACCTGGCGCGCGGCCCGGTCGACGACATCATCGACTCGGTACACGAGATCATCGCATCGATCGAGAGCCTCGAGACGCTCAAATCGCTCTACGGCGACAGCCCGACGCCGACGCCCGAGTCCGCGCTGTCGTCCGACGAGCAGCAGGCCCGCGACAATGACGAGGAGCTGAACCGGTTCCTCCAACGCGCCGCGCTCTCGCAGGCGTGCAGGACGGCCGCCGACACGGAGTTCGCCGTCTTCGACGAGGCCGAACGGGTCCGCGACAACCTGGGCGACCGGCTCGCCGCCGAGGCCGAGGGCGACCCGGCCGTCTTCGACGCCTTCACGGACCTCCGCGGGCGCCTTGTCGCCGACATCGACGACCGCTCTACAGACCTGGCGCGCCTCCGCGTCGAGAACGTCGAGGTCGTCACTTCCGCGATCGAGCTCGCCCACCGGCTCTACGACGACCCGACGCGCGCCTTCGAGATCATCGACCGGAACCAGATCCCGAACGGCGGGTTCGTGTCCGGCGCCGTCAACGTTTTGACGGAGTAGCCGATGGCCGACGTCCACGACACGGTCGAACTGAGAGTCGACGGCAAAACGTCCAGCGGCTGGACGGACGTCCAGATCGTCGCGTCGATGGAGCGCGCGCAGCGGACGGCCCGCTTCACGCTGAGTGACCAGCCCGTGGACGGCGTCCCTGCCCGATTCTCGTTTTCTGTTGGCTCGCCGTGCGAGGTGTTCGTCCGCGATCAGACCGGCGGCGGCCGCCGCGACAAGATCGTGACGGGCGCCGCCGAGGGGCTGGGGGGCGATTCCAGCGCCGACCGCAATCAATTCCGCCTGCCGGTCTACTCGAAGACGGTCGACGTCATTCTGAGCGCGCCGGCGGCCGGTCCGACCTTCAAGAATCTGACCAGGATCGAGATCGTCCGTGCTCTCTGCGCGCCGCACGGCGTGGGCGTCGTCCTCGGCCCCGGCGTCGAAGCCGGTGAGCGGCTGTCCACGTTCGCCACGCAGCGCGGAGAAAAAGCGTACAACGCGATCGACCGGCTGATGAAGGGCCAGGGCCTCGTCGTCACCGACAACGCCGACGGCGATCTGGTCCTGACGCGCGTCGGGAACAAGCGCGCCGAGGTCGCCATCATTCGCGGCGCGAACATCCTCTCGTCGAGCTTCACGATCGACAGCACGCTGCGCTATTCGTCCTACCGGTGCCGCGGCCAGCGCGCGGGCGACGACGTCGACTTCGGGTCCGTCGTCGCAGCCGTAGACCAGTCCTCCGCCGACGACTGGCAGGGCCGCGTCCGCATCCTCGACGTCCAGCCCGGCCGCAGCGTCGACCCGGCGACCGCGAAGGCGATGTGCGACTGGGAGGCGGCGCAGCGCGCCGGACGCTCGGCGCAGGCGACCTACACCGTGCAGGGCTGGCGGCAGCGGCCGGGCGGCGACCTGTGGGAGCCGAACATGATCGTGCAGGTCCGCGACCCGTTCGCAGGCATCGATGGCGAGATGCTGATCGTGGAGGTCTCGCACTCGAAGAACGAGAGCGAGGCGACGACCGATCTCCTCGTCGCTCCGCCCGTCGCCTATCAGCAGTTCTTGCCGCCCCCGCCGACGAAGCGCCGGCCGAGCCGAACGAAGCGGACGGGCCTGATCTCCGACATCGCCAATTATATTAACGAGCTCCTCGGGAGGACGCGATGAGCCCCGGCGACATCATCCATGCGCTCATCGCGCCGCTCCGCGCTCAAGTCGAGGCGCTCGTCCTCAAGGGCGTTGCGAACCTCATCACCGAAACGACGAAGGCGCGCCTCGTCCAGGTGACGCTCCGGGCCGACGATACGCCGGAGGTGCAGCACTGGGAGCCGTACGGCTTCACGTCTCGCCCGGCCGCCGGCGCCGAGGTGCTCGTCTGCAATGTCGAGGGATCCCCAGACAACCGCGTCGCGCTCCTCATCTTCGACCGCCGGCACCGGCCGACCGACTCTGACCCGCTCGAGGTGGGTCTCTTCGACAGCGGCGTCGGCGCAGCGAAACAGCGCATCCGGCTGCGGCCCGGCGTCGGCATAGAGATCGAGGCGCCGAACGGCGTCGACGTCGACGGGGACGTGGAGACTAGCGGCGACATCGACACGCCGGGGACCATCACGGGCGGCGTCGTCACGGCCGGCAACGGCGCGACGGCCACCTACGCGAACAGCGTTGTCGTCCTCGACGGCATCGTGGTGGGGGGCACCTGATGGCGCTCAAGGTCACGATCGACAACTGGAGCCAGGTCGTCGACTGGTTCGACTTCCTGCTCGAGCCCACGGCGACCGAGTCGGAAGAGCGCGAGGCGTTCCTACTACAGGCGATGCTCGTCGCGCTGTTTGCCGATAGCCGTGCTACGCTGGACGACGGCGACCCGCTCGGCGACGGCGACCTCCGCGGATTCTGGGGCGACCACTTCAACGACGCCGGCGCGCCGGTGCTCGGATCTCGTCTCTGGACGCTCACGGGCCGCCGGCTGACCGACGAGACGGCGGCCCGCGCTGGAGACTTCGCCACCGAGGCGCTGAACGGCCTCGTCGCCGAGGGGGTCGCGAACGCGGCCGAGGTGACGACCGAGATCCAGCGCATCGGCTCCGACTCGCTAAAACGCCTGGCGATGACGTGCAGGCTGCGGCGCGACGACGCGGATATAAGCCTTAGATTCGGCGACCTTTGGGAGGTGATCCGTGTCCGTGACTGATCCAGACACCGGATTCGTCCGGGATACGTTCGCAGAGATCGTCGCGCGGGTCCGCGGGGACTTCGACGCGCGCGGGCTGACGCACTCCCGGATCGGCCGGTCGCTCCTCTACCCGTTCCCGTTCGTAATCGCGGGCGTCTCGCTCGTCCTCCAAGGGAAGATCGGGTGGGCGGTCGCGCAATCGTTCGTCGACCTGGCCGACGCGCTCAACGTCCGCCGGTGGGGGCGCCTGCTCGGCGTCCTGCCGATCGATGCCGAGTTCGCCCAGGGCGCCTGGACGTTCACCGGCACGCCGGCGGCGGTAGTCCCGATCGGTACTGCGTTCACGCTGCCGACCGGCGAGGAGTACACGACAGACGTCGGCGCCGTCATCCCAGGCGGCGGGTCCATCGACATCGTGAGCACGGCGAGCGAGGCCGGCGAGGCGTCCAACGTCTCGACCGGCCAGACGGCGACCATCACGACGCCGATCGCTGGCGTCAGCTCGACCGTCACGGCGGCCGCCGACATCGAGAACGGCGCAGACGAGGAGTCCGTCGAGGACCAGGCCGTCCGCATCGCCGAGCGGATGGCCGAGACGCCGCAGGGCGGGGCCGCCGCAGACTACGTCGCATGGGTCCGCGCCTCACAGGCGAACGTCAACAACGTCGGTGTCCTGCACCCGTCCGACAACCTGGTGAACGTCTACTTCACGGTCGACGACGGCTTCGGGGTGGCGAGCGGCGTCATCCCGTCGGCCTCGCAGGTGACCGAGGCGCAGGACTACATCGACGAGGTGGATTCCGACGGCGACGCCATCCGTCGCCCCGTGACGGCGCTCGCGACCGTCATCGCGCCGACGGCGACGGCCACGGCTTTCACGATCGCGCTGTCGAACGACACGACCGCGAACCGGACGGCCGTCGAGGACGCGCTCGACGACCTGTTCGAGCGGTTGCAGGACCCCGGCAACGCCTACACGATCACGCGCTCTCAGTACGTCTCGGCGGCGCAGAACGCGCTCCTCGAGGACGAGTCGCTCGACATCACGGTACCGGCGGGCGACGTCGTCGTCGCTGCCGGTGACGTCGGCACGGTCGGCGCTATCGCCTGGGTGTAGGCGGGAGGAGGACCGGTGGCATTCAGCTTTCCCAAGCCGGCGACCGCGGCGCACTACGCCGACCTCGTCTTTCGCCTGCTGCCGCCCAGCATCGTCGGGCTCTTCTCGCGGGCGTCCGAGACGCTGGAGAACCTGGCGCACGCCATCGGCGCCGAGCTCGCCCGCGTCGACAACCGCACCGACGACGCCGTCGAGGAGGGGTACCCAAACACGGCCGACGAGACGATCGAGGCGTGGGAGCGGGTCCTCGGCATCACCGACCCGCCCGCGGCGCTCTCCGACCGCCAGGCGCTCGTCTGGGCGCGGTTCAGAGCGCAGGGCGGCCAGTGGGCGGCATACTACCGGATCGTCTGCGAGTCGTTCGGCTACACCTCGGCGCAGATCACGATCGTCGAGCCGTACCCGTTCGGCGATCCGTTCCGCGTCGACACGAGCCGCGTCGGCGAGCCGATCGGCGGCGGCGGCGGCTATCCGCACACATGGGAGATCCAGTACCCTCTCCCGCAGAACACCGACCTCGAGGCGGAGATTGAGAAGATCAAGCCGGCGCATACGTTCCTGATCTTCACGACCTTCTAGGAGATACGCCGATGAGACGAATCGACAACGCATCATCAGTCGCCGGCCCTCCGGCATACCCGGCCGCCGGCCCGAACCTTGATTTCATCTTCGGCGAGCCCGTTCCGGGGCAAGGGACGATCGTCGATGCGTGGTGGGCGACGCTCATCCAGGAGGAGATCGCGAACGTCGTCGAGGGCGCCGGGCTGACGCTCGCGAACGCCGACGACACGCAGTTGACGACGGTTGTCGGCGGCGCGGCCGCGATCAAGTCGCACGCAACCGACACGGGAAGCGTGAGCACGCTGCACAATCACGCCGTGATCGCATCCGCATCCTCTACCGCGCGCGGGGCCCTCGGCGGCGACCTGTCGGCTGTGATCGGCTCGTCTGGCTCGCAGGCGACCGGCGACAACGCCGTCGACATCGGCGGCACGACAAACATCATCAGCGGCGACAAGGCCGTCGCCATCGGCTGCGATCAGGTCACGCTGAGCGGAAACATCACGGCCGGAGTGGCGGCATTCGGCGGGACCGTCTCGGGAGACGTGGCGGCCGTCATCGCGAGCACGTCGTGCACGCTCCCCGGTATCGGCTCTGCCATCCTCGCATCTGACGAGGTGGAACTGGCGACGGCCAAGGCAATCGGCGGAGGAGACGGCGCCGCCATGGTGCCGAGCGGAAGCAACCAGAACCTTGAATGGCTCATCGAGTCGAACGGCGGGAACGCGCATTTCGGCGGGACCGTGAAGGTCGGCGGCAACGTCGACGCCGGGACGGGCGCAAAGGTCACGCTGACCGGATCGTCCGGCGACATCGACTGCGACGGCGATCTGAACGTCGGCACGAACGCGGATGTCACCGGAACGCTCGATGTCACCGGTCGCACGACCATAGAGAAGCTCGACGTCGGCAGTACGTACCTGTTCCGGTCGACCGCGGATCACACGGGGGGCTCTGCGCTGGGCGTCGGCGCGTGGGGCTCGATCAACGTGGCAGGGCTACCCGTTGACTCCGGGTCGCAGATCCGGTTCGTGATGGGCTCCGTGGACGCCGTGACCTGTGAGGTCGTGATGGGCTCTGTCAGCCTGAACGGCACGACAGCAACGATCCGATACTGGAACGAGGGCAGCAGCGGCGCCTACAATAACTACCTGTACTTCGACGTCTTCGTCGTCAACCCGTCCTGATGATCTGGGGCTAGCATGGTCGACGTCTCGCTCAAAATCCCGCTCGGAGAGTTCATCGGCGAGATCGACCGTGCGATGGGTCAGGTCCCGTTCGCGATGGCGCTCGCGCTGACCCGGACGGCGCAGGACGTCAACCAGGAGTTGAAAGGCGATCTCGGCCGACACTTCGAGATCCGGCGCAAGTGGGTGGCCGGCGGGATGCGGATCACTCCCGCCAAGAAGACGCACCTCCGCGCCGAGGTCGGCTCAATCGACGAGTTCATGGCGCTCCACGCGGGGGGAGGATTCGACGAGCCGAGGGCCGGGACCGGCGCGCTCGGCGTCCCGATCGGAGCTCGACCGTCGAAGGAGGCCGTCACGCCGCGGTCGAAGTGGCCGGGGGCGATGCTGGCTCGGGCTGGCAAACAGACCGAGCGGCGTCTGGCACGGGCGGCAGCGCGCGACACCGGCAAGAAGCGCCGACGGTCCCGCGCCAGGCCGAAGCCGTTTCTGCGGACCGTTGGTGGACGCCTCGGCATCTACATCAGAGACGGGCGCGAACAGTCGCCGATCCGCCCGCTGTGGGTGTTCAAAAAGCGCGTGAGAATCCCGGACGACTGGCCGTTCGACAAGACGGTCATGAAGACCATCGATCGCGTCTGGGACTCCCGCGCGGTAGAATCCATGGAGAAGGCCCTCTTCACGAGGAGACGAAGATGAGACGCAAGCTGACACTCGCCGCGGTCATCGTGGCATCGCTGGCCGCCGTCGCAATCGCGCGGCCGTTCTACTCCGCGACGGTGCTCGAGCTGACGGCCGTACAGGCGACCGGCAGCGGGACCGCCGGCGTGCTCTCGGCCGGGTTCAGGCGCGCGACGGTGACCGTCCAGGTAGCCGCCTACGCCGGGTGGGGCGGAACGCTCATCTTCACTCCGTACGAGTCGGCGACCGACACCGTGGGAGGCGTTCCGACGACCGTCATCGTGGGCGACCTGACGGCGTCCGGGACGACAGGCGTCGCCGACTACTCGGTCGCCGGCGCCTACTCGGTGGGCGTGGCGGTGACCGGCAACGACAAGGCCCTCGAGGTCATCGTCATCGGCTGGGACCATCACGGGGAGTAGTACGATGAAGAATCACGCACCGTGGCTCGTCGCCATCGCGGCCGCCGCCCTGGCGCTGGTCCTGCTCGTCTCGCCGAGGGCGCGGGCGCAGTACGTGTGGCCGGAAACGGGCGAATCTGCCCGCATCACAGACGTCGAGGACGAGGTCGCCGAACTCCAGCCCGCCCAAGTGATCTCGGTGGCCAAGTCCGGCAGCAACTACGCCGTTATCGAAGACGCACTGACCGCCGCCGCCCTCCTTGCGACTCCGACGACGCCCGTGCTGGTCGAAGTCTACCCCGGCGTCTACGCGGAAGACCCGCTCACGACCCCGGACGATGTCTCAATGGTTGCGGTCGGCGGCCACGACGCGGTAACGATCGAGTGCAACGCGGCCGGCTCGCACTGCATCACCATGGGCGCACGGAGCACGGTGGAAGGGTTCCTCGTCCAGAACGCCAGCGGCGCCGGCTCGGCTGCGTTCTACTTCCCGGCCGGCGTCTCGCACTCTCACGTCGTCGGCTGTTTCGTCGAGGACTGCGACATCGGCGTCCTGTCCGAGTCGGGCGGCGGCGGCTGCACGGTCAGCGGGAGCGGCATCGGCTCCGGCACCACGACGTCGGCGGTAAAGGTCGGAGCCGGAACCTTCCTCCGCGCCCACGATTTCAGGATCGGCGGGACGGCCACGGTCACGCACGGGTTCCATGTCGACGGCTCCGGGGCTGTCCTCTTTTTGCAGGCTGGCGTCACGTCGTCGGCCAACCTGACCAACGGCATCTACGCACTGAACGGCGGGCTCGTGCGAGCGGCTGGGACTGGCTTCAGCCATCCGGCCGTCGGCCTGCGGGCCGGTCCGAACGGTGAGATCCTGCTCGTCGGTGGTGGCGTCGACCAGTCCGGATCATATGATGCGGTCCTGGAGGCGTCGACGTCGACGATCTACGTCACCGGCTGCTGGTTCCGGATGGACAAGGTCAGCGGCCTCGACACGGGCGATTTCTTCTCGGGATTCCTGAGCGACACGCCGGGCGATCGCGGGTTCAAGATCACCCACGAGCTGGAAGTAGGGACGAAATACGACGGCGCAGAGACCGTCATGGGCGGCGGCGACTCCTACTTCGACATCATGATCGTGAAGACGAACACGAGCCTTGAGGCCGGCGTCTGGGCGGATCACACGACCGCGGCGCGCTCGTCTTCCGGCTCGACATTCTCCGCGCTGCCGGGGCTCACGGCCGACAACTGTCTGTATATCGGCAGCCCGCTCGCGTTCCCCGGCATCAAGCCGAACATCACCACGGCAATGGTCCTCGGCGCGGGCGACGCGGTCGCGCTCTCGTACTGGAACGGCGCATCGTGGCCGACCGTCAACCACATGAGCACGGACGCAAACAGCCCGTACGGCCAGCACGCAGACGACATTTTCGAGAGGACCGGCAGCGAGCAGGTTCGCTTCGACAATTCAGACACGTCGGGGTGGGCGACGAAGGTCCTGGACGGGTCCGACGCGCTGTACTGGATGCGGCTCTGCGTCACCGCCGGACCCATCACGACGGCTCCGGTGCTGGAGCAGATCAAGTGCCACACGGACCGATTCGAGGTGAACGCAGACGGGCTGGCGGAACAGTTTGGGGCCGCGCGCCCGACGAGCTTCCTGCACGCCGAGATGTTTCCGGTCGTAGGGGCGACGCCCTCCGACGAGAACGTCCTTTTCAGCACCGAGGTCCGGTTCGTGATGACCGACAACGAGTTCGCCGACAATAAGGAGGACGCCCTCGGCGGCGTCATCACCGTCCCGGAAGGGCTCGACACGTCGACGCCGATCACGGTCCAGATCCCTTGGTATTGCACGGTGACGACGTGCGACGTCGAGATGGAGTGGGACGTCTCAGTGGCGCCGGCGGGGAGCGTGCTCGACGGGTCGCTCGCCGAGGTCTCCGGCGCGAGCGTCATCACCGTCCCGACATCGGCCGGAGAGTACTCGATCGCGGAGTTCGAGGTTGACGTATCGGCCTTGGACGTCGGCGATCTCGTGTCGTTCCGCGTCTTCCGCGACGCGACCGGCGGCAACGGCGACGACGACTGCGCCGGGAGCGTGGTCGTCGTCCGGCCCGTGTCCGTCATCGGGACGTTCTGGCGATAGGACAGGGGGCTCGCAGGTGACGAACGAGATCCTGACAGGCGCCGTCGCGACCGTCCTGGCGTCCATCCCGGCAGCGGCATCGCTGGCTGAAATGGAGTCCTTCGCGGCGCGCTGGGGCGTCCCGATGCTGCTCGTCGTCCTCGTCGTCCTCTACGGCATCGGCTCGGCGAGGCGGCGCGAGGCCCGCGACAACAAACGCGAGGACCGGCTCCTCGTCGGCCTCGACAGCAACGCAGACGCGATCCGCGGGCTCCGGAAGTCCGTCGACCGCTCGGCGGCCGCGACGCTGGCAGTCACCGACGCAGACCAGAATCGGATCAACGACGTCCTTCGGCGCCTCACGGCCGGCGACAGCGAGTGCGCCGAGTGCCCGCTGGCGAGCATGTCGCAGTCGGACGTCCCGGCGTTCCTCGAGCGCCTCGGGAAGTGCCGGGAGAACCATTCCGAGTGCTACATCTACGATGCGTCCGGCTGACGGCCACCGGAGAGAGGGGGGACCAGTGAAGATCACACCATCGACGCCCCGCATCATCGGCGCGGCGGCACTCCGGGCGATGAAGCAGGCGAGCCGCCACATCATACAGCCCGCCATGTCGGCATCGGCGATCCGGGGTGGCAAGCGCATCCAGCTCGCGCTGCCGTCCAGCCACTGGAAGACCTGGACGGACCAAGGCGGGCTCGACTGCCGGGATGGCGGCTACTCGGAGCGGCGGCGA